CCGGTGATCAGTGCGATCACCAGGGTCACGCCTGCCTCGATCAACTGCGGCAGCATCGTGATCAGACCGGCGACGAGCTGGATCACCATCTGCACCGCGGCGACGATCAGATCCGGGAGAGCGCCCAACAGCCCCGTCACGAGGGACAGCAGCAGTTGGATGCCCGCCTGGATCAGCATCGGCAGGTTCTCGATGAGCGCGCCCAGCAGCCCGGTGATCAGCTGCAGAGCCGCCTCCAGCAGCATCGGCAGCGCGCCGATGAGACCGGTCACCAGCGCCAGCAGGAGCTGGATGCCGCCCTGGATGATCACCGGCAGCAGGTTCACGATCGCGGTCAGCAGACCGGTCACCAGCTGCACGGCGCCCTGCACGAGCATCGGCAGCGCGAGCACGATTCCCTGGATGAGGGTCATGACGAGCTTGATCGCCGCGAGCACGATTATCGGCAGGTTCGCCACCAGCCCGGCGACGAGACCGTCGACCAGGGCGAGCGCCCCGTCGACGAGCATCGGCACCGCGGTGACCAGCCCGAGGACGAACTCACCCACGATCGTCGTCGCAGCCGCAAGCAGCTGCGGCACTGCCGAGAGGATCCCGTCGACGATGCCCGGTACGGCGGCCGTGACCGCGTCGATCACGCCCGGCAGCGCCGAGGTGATCCGCCCGATGATGTCGGAGATCCCGGACGCCAGAGCGTCCGCGTCCCCACCGGTGGCGAAGAATGCCGCCAGCGCGGCTGCCGCGATCCCCAACGGCCCGCCCAGGGCGGCGAGAGGGCCGGTGAGTCCGCCGAGCATCCCGCCCAGCAGCGGGATCCGGGTGAGCAGCGCCGCCAGCCCGCCCGAGCCGAGCGCGGCCAGGCCGGCGGCGACGGGTGCGAGAACGCCGGACAGGCCGGAGAAGCTCTCTGCCAGGCCGGATGTGCCGTCCCCGATGGAGTTGAGGAGGTTCGTGAGCCAGTCCATCGCCGGGCCGACCACGCGCAGCAGCACGCCGCCGAAAGCCTTGGCCTTCTCCTCGACGGGACCGAGCGCGTTCGTCGCTGCCGCGATGAGTGGGCCGATCTTGGAGTAGACGCCCTCGAGCGCGTTCGCGCCGATGCGGCCCATCGCGGCGAGGAAGTTCTTCGCCGCGCCGGGGACGGTCTTGCCCATCTCTTCCGCGACGGTGCCGGCTGCCTTCTCGGCGGCCGCGGAGAACGTCTCGAAGTCGATCTTGCCCTCGGAGGCCATCTTGAAGACCTCGCCGGCGGTGACGCCGAGCTGGTCCGCGAGCGCCTGGTAGATCGGGATGCCCCGATCCGCGAGCTGGCTGATGACGTCGTTCTGGACGCCGTTGGCCTGGGTCGCGGCCCGATTGAAGATGGAGCCCATCTCCTCCATCGACAGGCCCGCCGCGGAGGCGTTGTTCGCGATCCGCTTCAGGTGCGTCTGGAGCTGCTGTCCAGGGCGGATGTTCGCCGCGACGGCGGAAGCGGCGACGGTCGCAGCCTCGCCGAGCCCGAAGCTCGTCCCCTTCACCGAGGCGAGCGCATCGCCCATGATCGCCTTGACGTCGTCAGCACTGTTGCCGAGTCCGGTCAGCTTCGCCCGGGCGGTGTCAATGGCCGTGAGACGGCCAACGCCCTTCGCGAACGCGACACCGATACCGGCCGCCGCCGCGGTGACGCCCGCTGTCGCGGCGGACTTGATCCCCGATCCGAGCGCAGACCCGATGCTCGACGCAGCCGCCCCGACCGTCCGGGCCAGCCCCGCCAGCGCGGTGCCCGCCGAGGACGCCATCCCAGCCAGGCCGCGGCCGAACGTCGACGTCATTAGCGACGCGCCCCGGCCGGCGATCGGCCCGAGCTTCGCGAACAGTCCCGACACCTGCGTGGTGACCGGACGCATCCACGTCGCTACCGACGAGCCGAGACGACGGAACGGGGAGAACGCGAGCGTCGCGGCCGCGGACACGTACTGCGCCATCGGGGCGAAAGCGCCCCTGACTGTGGAGCCGATGCCGCCCAGCCACGACCGGGTACGACCCCAAGCCTTCGCGAGGCCGCCGCCGACCATCGTCGCCAGCGACGTGAACGCCTTCGACGCCTGCAGGGCGCCCATCCGGGCCAGCCGGCCCAGCGCGCTCAGGCCGCTGACATCGGACACGGCGCGCAGCACGCCGCCGATGGACCCGGCCATCCCGGTGAACGCCGACGTCGCCGCGCGCGCGTCAGTCCACCCGGCATGCAGGTTCTGCGCCATCAGCCGCAGACCGCCGGCCGATGCCGTGGTCTGGGTGGTGATCTGCCGGGCCGCTTCCGCGGCGGCATCCTGCGCGGCCCTCAGCCGGCTCGTCGCCGCGGTGACTGCGTCGATCGCGGTCTGCTGCTTGCGCCGGGCGGACTCCAGCCGCTCCTCCGCGGCCACGGCCTGCGAAGACCCCTCCCCGGACTTCTCGACCGCTTCCCGCAGCCGGGTCTCCGCGACCCGCACACGGCCGGCCTCGTCCTGCTGACGCAGACGCGCCTTCGACAGCGCCGCCGACGCGGACGCCACCTTGCCGTTCAGCTTCCCCAGCGCCGCCGCGCCGAGGTCGCCCGCGGAAGTCGTCAGGGACTGCTTCATGTCGCGGCCGAGGGTGCGACCGGTCCTGCGGCCCACGCCCTTGAAGCCACCCTCGACGCCCTTCGCGCCGGCGACACCCGCCCCGCGCGCCTCCTTCACAACGGCGCTGCGGAACCCGGGCATCGTCGGGAAGATGCTGAAGTGACCGGCACCGACCTCGGAGGACATGGCCACCCCCTCTACTGGAAGACGATCTCGTCCTCAAGCGCCGCATCGGCTGCGGCGATCTCATCAGGCGTCGCCTGCGGCCGGTCCTGATTCAGCGCCCACGGCATCACGCGCCGCGACGCACGCTCGTCGCCGATCTGCGCGACCAAGCCCAGCAGCGCCGGCATGGTCGCGGGGTACGCCCACCCGGCCAGCTCCGCGCCCATCCATGTGCCGCCGTCTCCGGCGGCCTGCTCGATGAGGATCTTCGCCTCACCCCACAGCAGGGCGCCGCCCAGGTCCGAGAGCCCGACCCCGAACGTCTCGCGCAGCGTGCGCGCGGCCGCAGTGCGGTGCTCCCGGATGGTCTGGGCGACGCTCAGGATTCCGGGAACGCCGCCTGCTGCACCTTGCCGAGCGTGCGGAAGTACTTCTCCGCCATGATCGCCGTCTCGATCAGGTCGTGCGCGGTGAACTTCGCCGCCGCCTCGTCACCACCGAGGGTGCGCAGGATCGCCTTGAACTGATCCACCGGCGTCGGATAGTCCGCCTGCAGCTCGTCGACATCGTCGAGACTGAGGGTGAGGGGCACCTCGACGATGTCACCGTCAGCGAAGCGGCCGATGAAGCGACGCTCCACGACGATGTGCCTCACATCGGGCACGGCGGCGAGGATCGCCTTCGCCTCGTCCTCCTCCGTCCAGTTGTCGAAGTCGTACTCGGGAGCCGCCGGAGCGGTCTTAGTCGTGCGTGCAGCCATGATGGCCTCCTTCATCGGGGTTCTCGGGTTGTCGGGTTCGGGAGTGAAGGCTGGCCGGGGCGACCCGATAGCGCCCCGGCCGGCCGGTCAGATGGGAACGGTCAGTCGTCCGTCGCGCCGGCGAGGGTCGTCTGCGTCGTGAATCGCGCCGACGCGCCCCCCACGCCGCCGGCGGGCGGGACGAGCCAGTCACGGAAGAAACCGCCGATGGTGTCGTCGTAGATCCACTCGAACGTCGTCGATCGGCCGTTCACCTCGCCACGGGTCTCCTGATCAAACTCGATCTCCGAGATCCGCGCGAAACCGTTGCGGCGCCTGGACCACCCGTTCTTGTACTTCGTCGCCACGAACAGCGGGAACGTGCTGTCCGGGGTGAGGCCGTCCACGACGATCATCCCGTTCGCGTCCGGCGTCTTCCCGGTCGTGAGGCGGCGCACGATCTCATCGAACTGCGCCAGGTTGATCTGGATGGTCATCGTCGAGTCCCCAGCGAGCTTGTAGCCCGACTGGAAGAACTCGATCGCCTCACCGGCCTCGCCACCCTCCTGCGGGCCACCGTCGACCTTGAACAGGCCGACCTTCTGATACCCGCTGGGCAGGGCAAGGGGGGTCTCCGCTCCGTCCGTGCTCGACACGAACGTCGGACCGCCCGTGAGCTGCACGGCCGCGAACCCGGTGATCGGGACGCCAACCGCGCCGATGTCGTTGCCTTCGGCGTCTGCCGCCATTTCTCCTCCTTCAAGAGAAAAGGACCACCCGGCCGGATGGTCCTCATGGGTGGGTTGGCGTCGGTCACCAGGTGCCGACGACCGTGTACTGCGCCGTCATGTAGCGGCGCGCCACGTCGAGGGGATCGTCCACGGGGTACGGGCCGTTGAACCCGTCCCACTCCACGGACGCGATGGGGCTGCCGGGGGCGTCGACGATCGCGTCGTCCATCAGCACCGCGAGCAGCCAGCGGGCGAGGTCGTTGACCGGCTTCGCGTTCAGCTTGGATCCGCCCAGCACCGTCGCGCCGACCGACCGGTCGAACGTGGGGTAATCCCGGCGTGCACCGGAGTCATCGCGGATGACGAT